GGAAGGCGTAATGCCCCGCCCGAAGCCGGATCTCGACCCTACGGGGCCGCAAAACCCACCGCGGCCCGGTTTAGACCCGCTCGTCGCGAAGGAGCTGCAGGACCGCGACGAGGAGGTCGAGGCCCTCGCCCTCGCCGCGGGCGTGGAGATGGCCGAGCTGCGCGAGCAGCTGCGGCGCACCGCCGCGGTGCTCGCCTTCATCGTCCGCAACGGCCCGTTCCCCGAGGCGCTCGCCGCGCAGCTCTTGGAGGAGCTGGGCACGTCGTTCGCCGCGGTGCCCGGCATCGAGTTCGTGTTCGAGCCGCCAGACGGGAAGCCGCATTGACGACGCCCACGCTCGCGATGCTGGCGGCGCGGGTCGCCGCGCTCGAAGAGGCCGCGGCGGCGCGCGACCGGCGCTTCGAGCTGGTGCGCTCAGTCGCCGAGGAGCTGGTGCTCGCGCTCCCGCCCGGCGGTGAGTGGCGGGCGCTGATGCTCGACCTCCTCGCGAAGGCGACATGAGCCAACCCGCCGCGCGCCGCACCCAGGCCGAGATCGACAGCGAGCTGGAGGACTTCGTCGGCCAGTACTACGCCGACCCGCTCGGCTACGTGCAGGCGTGCTTCCCCTGGGGCGAGCCCGGCACCATCCTCGAACGCTACACCGGGCCCCGCGTCTGGCAGTGCGAGTTCCTCGACTGGCTCGGCGAGGAGATCGCGACCCGCGGCTTCGACGGCCTGACCGCCGTGCCGCCCATCCGCGCCGCGGTGTCGAGCGGCCACGGCGCAGGCAAGGGCGCGCTCACCGGGATGCTCGTGAACTTCCTGATGTCCACGCGCCGCGATGCCAAGGGCACGGTGACCGCGAACACGAGCACGCAGCTCGACGACAAAACCTGGGCGTCGGTCCTCGTCTGGTCGAAGCTCTCGCTGACGGCGCACTGGTTCGACCACAACACCGCCATCCTCTACCGCAAGGGCTTCCGCGAATCCTGGCGCGTGACGCCGCAGACCTGCGCGCCCGAGAACAGCGAGGCCTTCGCCGGGCAGCACTCCGAGCGCAGCACGAGCTTCTACATCAACGACGAGGACAGCAACGTGCCCGAGGTGATCCACGAGGTGCAGGAGGGCGGGCTCGCCAAGGGCGAGGCGATGCAGTTTCTCTTCGGGAACCCAACGCGGCGGCAGGGCGCGTTCTACGAGGCGGTCTTCGGCGACCGGCGGCACCGCTTCAAGTCGTGGACGATTGACGTGCGCGATGTCGAGGGGCACTCGGCCTCCTGGGTGCGGGAGATGGTCGAGGACTACGGCGAGGAGTCGGACGTGTTCCGGGTCCGCGTCCAGGGCCTGCCGCCCAACGCCGGGGACGTGCAGTTCATCGACGCCGACCGGGTCGAGCAGGCCAAGCGCCGCCCGGTGCTGCTCCTGGGCGACGAGCCGCTCGTGGCCGGGGTCGATCTGGCCTGGGGCGGGAGCGACTTCAACGTCATCCGCTTCCGCCGCGGCATGGATGGGCGTAGCATCCCGCCTGTGCGGATTCCTGGGAGCCTGACGCGCGACCCCGCGGTGCTGACGACCAAGCTCGCCGACGTGCTGTCGGGCACTTTCGACGGGCAGCGGGTGGCGATGCTGTTCCTCGACTCGGCGGGCATCGCAGGCCCCATCGCCGCGCGGCTGCGCGAGCTGGGGCACCGCAACCTGCAGGAGGTCAACTTCGGCGCGGACAGCCCCGACCCGACGAAGACGCGCTACTACCGCGACTTCATGTGGCAGAAGATGAAGCACTGGCTCCTCACCGGCGCGATTCCGACCGACCGCTGGCTGGCGAATGACCTGCAGCAGCCGGGGATTCGGACGGACCAGAAGCAGCGGGTCTGGCTGGAGTCGAAGGAGGACATCAAGAAGCGCGGCGGGCACTCGCCCGACGACGGCGATGCCCTCGCGTTGACGTTCGCCGCGCCGGTCATGGCCCCGCGGGTCGTGCAGCTGCAGCGGCCGACGTTTGCGACCGGCGGCGGCTCGATGGACTGGGCCGGGGCGGTGATCGCGATGATTGGAGCGAGCTATGCCCTCTTTTAAGCACGGCGAGGCCTCGCAGCCAGGGCGTCCGAGCACCCGTGAATACAGCGCCTGGGCGGGCGCGATTGGGCGCTGCTATAACCCGAGCGACAAGAAGTTCAAGCACTACGGCGGGCGCGGGATCGGGATGTCGCCTGCGTGGCGCGAGGACTACCTCGCGTTCCTCGCGGACATGGGCCGCTGCCCCGAGGGGCACGCGCTCGACCGCATCGACGTGAACGGCCCCTACTCGCCCGACAACTGCCGCTGGGCGGATGCGCTGACGCACCGGCGCAACAAGCGCGTGGTCACGGCTGACACCTGTCGCCGCGGGCACGCCTACACCGTCGAGAACACCTACTGGAACCCGACGAAATACGGCCGCGAGTGCCGGGCGTGCCGCAGCGAGGCGAGCCGACGCTGCCACGTAGGGGCCGGATAGTGACCGACCCTGTGGTGGCGGCGCTCGTCGCCAAGGCCCTGGCTGGGCACCGGCGGTATCGCATTGCCGCGAACGCGAACCAGCGGCAGGCCGCGGCGCTCGGGGCGCGCGATGCGCTCGCCGCGCTCCTCGAAGCCGTCACGCTCAACCCGAGCCGGAGCGACGAGGCCTGGAAGCAGGGCACGCCGCGCACGCGCATCGCCCTCTCCGACGAGATGATTGCCCACTTCGTGCGCTACGTGGAACGCGCGGCGCTGCAAGGTTACTGATGGCCCTCCGACCGCGCCGCCGCTCGATCACCAAGCCCTACGCCAGCGACTCGCCGATTCTCGAACAGGCGCGCACGCGCTACCGGCTCGCGGTCGAGGCCGAGGAGAAGCAGGCCGCGCGCGAGAACGACGACCTGAAGTTCTACGACGGCGACCAGTGGCCGAGCGACATCCGCGCGCTGCGCGCCGGGCGCCACGCCGAGGGCAGCTCGCCCGCGGTGCCCGCGCGGCCGTGCCTCACCGTCAACAAAGTCAAAGCGCCCGTGCAACGCGTCACGAACCAAGAGCGCCAGAGCGACCTCGGCATCGAGCTGGTGCCCGCGGATGATTTCGAGGCCTTAATCGGCCCGATTGATGACAGCGAGATCGAGCTGCGCGAGGGCCTCGTGCGGCGCATTCAGCGCACCAGCGAGGCGCAGGACGCGCGCAGCTGGGCGTTCCAGCGCGCCACCATCGCGGGCCGCGGCTACTACCGCGTCATCACCCGCTACCTGCCCGGCAAGACCATGGCGCAGGAGGTCCAGACCAGCCGGATCTTCAATCAGGGCGCGGTGAAGCTCGACCCGACCCACGAGCAGCCGGACGGGAGCGATGCCGACTGGGGCTTCGTCGGCGCGTGGATGCCGTGGGAGCGGTATCTGGCGCAGTGGCCGAAGGTGCAGGACGAGCAGGGGAAGACCGTCAACAACCCGCTCAAGGGCTACCGCGAGAATCAGGACTTCGAGAGCCTGACGCACCAGTATCCCGACTGGTTCCGCGCCGAGCGCGGGCCGGATGGCACCCAGGTGCGCGCGATCTACGTCGCCGAATACATCTACTGCGACTACGAGAGCCGCACGCTGCTCGAACTGCCCGGCGGCGACGTGGTGTGGCAGGACGAGGCGACCGCCGAGGAGAAGGACGCCGCGGTGGACGAGCGGCTCGTCGCCGAGCGGCATTTCACGCACTGCGTGATCGACGGCGTGCACGTCCTCGAAGAAACCGAGTGGCCGATCCCGTACACCGGCATCGTCAAGGTGCTCGGCGAGGAGATTCAGCCCTACGACGCCGAGCGCCGCGTCGAGGGGATGGTGCGGCCGTCGCGGGACGCGCAGCAGGGCTTCAACGCGATGATCTCGAAGATGGTCGAGGTGGTGGCCTACGCGCCGATCCCGCCCATCATGCTGGCGAGCGGGCAGGACGAGGGGTTCCAGGCCGAATACGCCGCGGCGATGACGCGCACGATTCCGGTCTTGCACTACAACCTGACCGACGCCGCGGGACAGGCCGCTCCGCCGCCGTTCTCGCCGCCGCGGAACGCGCCCATCGAGCCGGTGGGCTTCGCGCTGTCGATGTTCGCGCAGTCGATTCAGGACACGACCGCCACGCACGACACCGCGCTCGGCAAGACCGAAACGAACGTCACGACGGCGCGGCACGCGCGGCTGCTCTCCGAAGAAACGTCGATGAGCACGTCGGGCTTCCTCGACAACCTCGCACGCAGCGTCAGATACGAGGGGCTCCTCATCAACGCGCTGCTCTGGCACGTCTACGGGCGCAAGCCGGGACGGCTCGCGCAGCTCGTGCAGGGCGACGGCGAGACGAAGGCGGTGCTCATCGGCCAGCCGTTCACGATGGACCCGCGCCTCGGGCGACCGGTGCCCGCGCCGCCGGGGCAGGGACGGCCGCTGCCGCCGGGCATGCCGCCGCCGCCGGGCATGTCGGGGATGCCGAACGGCAACGGGAACGGCCAGCCGCCGCCCGGCCCGAAGGTGCAGGAATACAAGCTGACCGAGCACGCGCGCTTCAACGTCGCGATCAAGGTCTCGAAGAGCTACAACACCCGCCGCGAGCAGGAGCACAACATCGTCGGGCAGGTCATCGCCGCGGACCCGTCGCTGATGCAGGTCATCGGCGACCTGTTCTTCAAGTCGATGGACGGGCCGGGGCATCAGGAGATGGCCGACCGCATGGCGGTCATGCTCGCGCCGCCGGTGCAGGAGTATCTCGCCGCGAAGAAGGCCGGGCAGGACCCGCTGCCGCCGCAGATTCAGCAGCAGATGGCGCAGGCCAAGCAGATGATCGAGGGGATGACGAAGCAGCTGCAGGCGATGGGGCAGAAGCTGCAAACCGACGACATCAAGCAGCAGCACGAAACGTCGCGCAAGCAGCTCGACGCGCAGACCAAGCTCCAGGCCGAGCAGCTCGCGGCCGCGGCCGACATCGAGAAGGCCAAGGTCAACGCGGTGCTGCAGATCACGCTGCTCAAGATGAAGATGGCGCAGGCCAACCTCGACCGCGAGGACACGCAGGCGCACGAGATGGGGATGGCGAGCGCCGATGCCGCGCACGCGGCGCAGCAGGCCGAGATACAGGCGCAGCTGGTCGCCGAGCGCGCGCAGTTCGACGCCGACGTGAGCCTGCAGCAGGCGGATCAGAGCGCCGGGCACGCGATGCAGCAGACCGATCAGGAGGCCCAGCTCGCCGCGCAGCAGGCGCAGCAGGGCTCGCAGCTCGCGATGGAGCAGGCCGAGCACCAGCAGGCGATCCAGCCGCCGCCGGAGGCG